TCATGGATCAACGAGGAGTCAACTCGCTTCGTGTTTATGAATGGTCGTCACATTGATATGATGACCATCATCACCATGCAGTATCCTCTTGGTATTACGCCCAATCTGCGAACCAACGTTGATTTTATCTTCATTCTTCGTGAGAATATCCTGGGGAACCGTAGAAGGATCTACGAGAATTACGCAGGCATGTTTCCGACCTTTGATATGTTTTGTTCGTTTATGGACCAGTGCACGGAGAACTACGAGGGGCTGGTCATCTGTAATAACGTATCCTCCAACAAGCTGGATGACCAGGTCTTTTGGTATAAGGCCGCGGACCATCCGCCGTTCAAGTTATGCGATCCGTCTTTGTGGGTGGACAACAAGCCCTTTCAGTCTGCTATGCTTGCTTACGAGGAGTATAACCCTTCAAACATGCGAAAGAAGGGTCAAGGTCCGGATGTGTGGGTGAAGAAGACCGGCACTTAATACGAAAAGGCACTGCGGCGAGTCGTCTTGCGCTTCTTGGTCACTCGCTTCTTCGTCTTCTTACCGCCCCTTCGCTTGGAGATCCTGCCTGTCATCGGGGGGATGATCGGTGTCACCTCCTCCTCCTCGGGCTCGGGAGCAGCGGCCCTCGCCGCCTTCCTGGCACGCGACCTGGTCATGATGGCGTTCTCGGCTGCGGCCTTCGGATCCCGGATCGCTGTAACGATCGCATCACCGACCTCATCCACAACCGTCTCCGGCACAACAATTGAGGCCGCCTTCTTCAGCGCCATAATCACCAGCGGGCTCACCGTGAGCGCAGCGGTGGAAATAGCCGCATTATACGCAGCAGCAGCCGAGTCGCATGTCGCGGCATAGCCAGCAGCTGAAGGGATCATGCTGATGGCGCGCGAAAGAGACAGTGTGAGCGGATCGCAGAGGTTCGGTTTGAACGACTGATCTGCAACATACAAGACAAGTGCGGCTGCGCCAACATATCCTGCGGCTTGGGCGCCCTTGACTGCGACATCATAACCGATCTCCTTCGCCTTCTTCAGGATTCCAATGAGCGTGATCTTGGCCGCGTTGTCCTTTGCCTCCTCTTCGTCGGCGCCACCCCTCTTACGCCGACCACCCGGGGCCGTGGGCGGTGGGAGGTTGTTCTCCTTCAGGAGAGCCTCCACGGACTTATCAAGATTCAGGGTAAGCGACATTTATAGTATTCTCATATTTTACTCGCGGATCGCACCTTCGGAAGGATGGATAGCTTTGGACGCATCCTCCAGCTGCTTGGCTGCCAGGTTGGCCTTGCGACGCTTCTCATTCTCATCCTTCTGCGCCTTGATCTTCGTCTCACGCTCCTCCGCAAAGAACATCTCCTTGTTGGACTCGTTCTCCTTGTAGCGGCGCATCAGCTCGTTCAGCTCCTTCTCAGCATACTCCACCTCGGGCATCAGGTGCTCGGAAGGATCCCACGGCAGCCAGGCACCGACTTTCCCGATATACAGGTTGTCCTTGGGATACTTGCGCTGAAGGACCTTGGCCATCACCTGCGCCTCCTCAACCGTGGGAAACGAACGACGAACCTTGACACCGCGCACATTGGTGCGGAACTCCACCGAGTTGTCAAACTTCTCCTGAAGCTCCTTCTCGTGCTTCAACAGGAACACCTGCCACTGCTCGGGCACATCCGTCTCCTTGATCTCCTTCTCGCGCACCTTGCCGAACTCCTCCGCGTCCTTCAGGAGGTCGTCAATCTTGAGCTCATACTTCTTGGAGAGGAAGACCATCAGGTGCTCAAGACCCTTCACCTTCCAGTCATAGTCCATGAACTTGACGAACTCCTCAAACATAAACTCCTGCTTCTGCTTCACAGTCTTCTCGGGGCTGATGAACGACACGATACAGTACTTCTGGGTCGGCACCTCCGGATCCTCATCAAGATAGTCCACAACCTGGCCGTCATCCTCATGCTTGGGGAGGGTTTCACGCTGCGACATTTATATAGTCTTCCGGCGAGACTCTAAGTTCTTTCTACGCAGAAGACAATGGGTTACGGGTATGCTGAAACGTTTTTGATCGTCTTTCTGACCCATCCAGGTGTTATAATTCCGTCCACGAGTTCCCTGATTGGAAAGGTTGACTTGAGCTCTGTTCCGTCCGAATTAGCGGAGCTCGTGCCGAAGGGTGGGTTTCCGCCTATTCTTAGCGGACTCTGGCAGGTGATGTGGGTATGGATCCTTGGTCTTCCAGGAGAGAAAGGTCCTGCTTTTGCCTGGACGATGTATGCCCTCTATTTGGTGTTTCTCTTGGTCTACATGTACTTCATCCTGCGTTTGCGCATAGCGGGAGGATGGTAAACTTTCGGGCGACAAGACAATGTATACAGGTTACACTGCGCTATTGATTGTGTTTCTGACACATCCTGGGGTGCTAATTCCTATACCGGCCCCCGCGATGTGGACGTGGTTCCGAGCATTATGGCAGGCCGCGTGGGTGATGGTCCTGCAGAGCTTCTCGGAGGGCAGCAAGAACTGGATGGCGTCTATGGTCTATTGGGTGGTTCTCTACATGTGGGCCTATATTTATGTCGCCATCGCGTTGGCGGAGGCCAAGACCTAAAAAATCTTCCTGTGTTTTCAACAAACAAATGGATTCTAAGCCCAAGCCTACTGCCCCCAGCTTTGATTTCGGTGGTCTGATCGCGCAGCTCATCAAGTATGTGATGGAGGGCCTCGCGGTTGCCATCGCGGCCTATGTGATTCCCGGCAAGACGATGCGTGCCAGCGAGATCGCCATGATTGCGCTCACGGCGACCGCCACCTTCGCCATCCTGGACATCTATGCCCCTTCCGTCGGCAGCTCTGCACGCACGGGTGCTGGCTTCGGTATCGGTGCCGGCCTGGTTGGTTTCCCCGCATAAATGGGAGGACCAAGTAAAATACTCGTGAAGAACAATGGCGACTGCCCCTGTACCTGTACCTGTACCTGTACCTGGACCTGTACCTACACCACATGTAACACCTGAATGCGGACCCCCCGCTTCTGCTATACCGACACCACCGCCACCATCGTCGAAGCTGTTGCCGGTATTCCCAGATGTGACGAAAGACAGGGTTCGCGACACTTTTGAAGAGCTGCAAAAGAAGTATCCGAGTATGCCCTATTTGCAGCCTCCTAATGAGGTAGACTTAGGCGGAGGATACTGTGCAGCATGGTCTCTTTGGATCCAATCGAAACTCATCAAACTTTCGGCAGAGGAGTATTGGAACCTTCCCTATGAAGCAAGACAGGATGTTTATGCTAGGGTCATTTATGGGTTGAACCCTACAACGTCGAGGTTCACACCCATTGGCACTCTCCAAATGAAGACTGACCTGGAACAAACGATTGTTCCCGGAAAACGAGTTCTAGCACCTCGAACGAAAAAGAATGCTACAACAGGCAAGGCTGAAACACTTACACCAGGACGTTTGTCGAATAACCCGACAGGGTCTATTCCAATGCAGAATAATTTTGAGGAGAAAGTGATGACTCCTGCTGCTCAAAACCCAGATGCTCCGTTTCGTTCGCTATTGCGATCCGGCGGGTATCATATAATCGACAAGAGACCAGTTTATATGTTTGGCGAATTCGTAAATTTAAACAACACAACACCCGATCCGAAGCCAATTCTATTCAACGTAAGCGTAAAGGCATATAAGGGTGGAAATCATGCATTGTGCTTTGTGTATTTCCCGAAATCACACGAGATTGACATTGTCTCAACGTACGCTATTTCATCAACGATGTCAAAGTACGATGCTATAGAGGCGATGTACGAAAACCGCATGTACAACGCTAATGGGACACCATTTTATCCTCTATTGAACAGTATTGAGAGACAGTTACATCTTCCAATCACAGCAAGACCCCCAAGACCCGCAGGACGAAGGAGAACGTTCAGGAAAAGAGCTTCAAAGCGGAAGAAAGCGCAGAGACGCAAGACCCGGAAATAGCAGCCGCGTAGTTAGATTGCGTTGCGGTCATTGTATTCAATAAAAACGAACAAACAGGACTTGCCGTTGTGATGAAGGATTGAAGAACCTCTCGGAGGGAGTGAGGCACACAATAGGTATCAAACAGTCTAGCACTTGCGTAATGGACTCCATAGTTCAACCCAAGTGACAGAAATACAGTTTTGGCTAGAAGGAGGGCCATTTTCAGTTAGGCTGCGTCTTCCATGTAATGGGGTTTCTAGTCCGGTATCAAGGCAAATGGATTGAGATACAGCCCAAGACATATGAACCTGAGCGAATGACCACAGATATTGCGTGGATTCAGATCAAAGAACGCATTCCGCCAGAGGACGCCTATCGCAAGTGGTTTGAGCAGCAGCGAAAGATTTCTCGCTTCCTTCAACAATGAACACAGTCATCCTTGTGCTCGCCTTTGTCGCGATCGCATTCCTCGTGTACAAGATGTGGAAACCCCTCCTGACGCCCCCCAAGAGTGTTGTGCCCAAGAACGAGGCGCGCATGTACTTCTTCTACACGGACTGGTGTGGATTCTCCAAGAAGGCCATGCCCGAGTGGGCCAAGTTGGAGACCAGCCTCCAGACCACTTCGTACTACGGAAAGACTCACGTGACACCTATCCAGGTAGATTGCGAGACGGACAAGTCCAAGTGCTCGCTCTATGGAATCAACTCGTATCCGACCATCATGATTGAGACATCGGATGGCATTCACGACTTCAATAAGATGCCGACACTCGCATCACTCAGGGCCTTCCTTCGCGAGACGCTTGGTGAGGAAGCCAAGGGTCTGTGAGTATCCTTCCCGAAAAAGGTAGTCACGATCTGCCTGTGTCAGTTCATCCAATAACCCAGTGTTCACATTGCGAATCCGAACCATGTTTGGACCATAGTAGTGGAGGGACCTGCCGCTGTAAGATGCGAAGAGGATTTCTAGGAGAGTGCTCTGAGGCGTAATAACGGCACATTTGCCGGAGATATGGACAACCAACGCCTCCTCTGGAACAACGCTGCGAATACACCGGAGATGAACACCAGGATCTAAGTATACCTGGCCATACAGCACTTGTGGCTCAAACACCAACGGAATCGCGGTAGTACATCGGATGGCATCCAATACGGGAACTCGCCCAGTCAGCAGTGTTGTCACGCCCGTCGTCATGTTTGACGCAATAATGAAGAGTTTCTGAGGAGCATCGCATATGCGCTTTCCTCTGAGATCAATTCCACATTCATCAAATACCTTCAAAACCAGATTAATGAGAGGGTCAATTGTGGAAAACCCTCGCCGGTCAAATGTTGTAAGAACCTGGTCCACCGTGGCAGTCGGAATGAATGAAGAAAGCGTAAAGTACTTGTCATAGACCGTTCGCAGTTTGTTGAGATCTACGTGGAATGCGACAGCCGTTGCTAGGATCCCCCCGACGCTTGCGCCATAGATTCCGTCGGGAAATTCAAGATCGCCTTGGATCTCGTATATGGCTTGTAAGGCGCCAATGTGGAGACCCCCACGCGTTCCACCGCCGCCCAAACCGAGGGACCGATAAAGTCTCGGCATATTTCTGTGTGTTTGTAGTAAGCATGTTGAAAGCCCGTGACGTTTGGGACGAACAAGAATCCCGCAAGGAACAACGAATGGCTGCTATGCGACCAGTTCTCGCGCAGTTGTATGCCCGGGTCCGTAAGCAGGCCATTCATTCACCGAATGCTCCGTATATTGTGTTTGAAATTCCGGCGTATGTGTTTGGATACCCGCTGTTTCAATTGACGGAGGCACGAGAGTATCTCATGAACACCCTCCAGACTTCGGGATATCTGGTGTGGGGTGTGGATGAAAAGTATCTCATGGTTTCTTGGATGAAGACTGCGGGACGTACAGGCACATACCGACCACCACTGATGACCAATTACCGGCCACAAGTATACGATCCAACGACGCTCGGTAGTATGTTACGCTAAATCATGCTATTCCAATACAATGTTGACCGCCAATCCGGTCCT